GGCCTTGCGCTCGACAAGTCGAAGTGGGGCGGCAAGACGCTGGCGCAGGTGATCGCGGGGCAGCCGGAGCTTATTTCCAATGGCGAGCTAACGGCGAACACAAACGGTTGGACTGCTGTTAACTCCCCCATAGTGACGACTGGCGTCAATGGTGCCACGATCCAGAATAACGGATCGACTTACGGATTTATGTACCAAGGTATCACTACGGTCGTTGGAAGGCGTTATCAGATTTCGGTGGACATAGATTTCACCGGACCCGGCTTTGCTCGTGTAGATTGGGCGGGGGGTGTTCCTGCGGGAGTAGGCGGTAATCCTATAAACGTGAATGCGGATGGTCACTATTCTGGAGGGTTCACCGCTACTACAACGACGACCTACATTTGCGTAGGTAACCGCAACGACAACAACGCAGTGAATGCGTTCAAAAACGTCTCTGTCAAGGAAATTCCCGGCAACCACGCCACGCAAGCCACGGTAGCCAAGCGACGTGCATACAAGACGGATGGCACTCTGTCCTGGCTGCTCGATGACGGCTCTGACGATGCGCTGCCCGTCACCTTCCCCAACCTCGGCGCAAATTGCACTGTGGCTTATGCCTCGGCTTCTGGCGTCACCATCCTGACGGGGCAGACGATTTCCGGCGCGTACAACCTGCCGGTGACGGGCGGCAATCTCTACGGATGCGTCATCATCGACCGCGCCCTGACGCCCACCGAAACGCAGAAACTTACCGCTTATCTCAAGAAGAAGGCAGGGCTATGAGCGACTGGTCCCTCTCCATCGTCATGATCATCCCCGCCGATCTACGAGACACAGCCAATCGCTTGGCCTGTGCCCTCGATTATGACGTGCTGCCGGGCGATACCTTCTCCGTGCCGCTGTCTGCGACCGGGACCACACCTGCCACGCATTACGGCTGCCGTTCCGCTGCCAAGCAGGAGTTTGTCGACATGCTCGCGGCAGCGGGCCAAGGCGTGCTCCCTGACGTGCCATGGGCCGATTATGGCCTGACCGTCGATGACATACCACCGATCCTCGCCTCGCTCGTTGCCGATACCCGGCTGGCCGATCAGGTCGATGGCCATTTCGAGGCGGTGCTTGCTGCAAACGGGCTGGTGCGCGTGATGGACGACGCCCCGGCCGCATAGCCCCACCGCTTAATTAGACAAACACAAGGATCAGAGACATGGACGTAACCGTTCCTGCGGGCGCGGCGATTTTGCTCGACTTCATTTATCGAACAGACGCCGGAGCGCCGCCGCCCAAGTGCTACGAAACCATCTTCGGCAACCGCCAGAACCGCCTTGCAAGGCCGATCACGAAAATGACGCTGGGCGACCTGATCGACGCGCAAAAGAACTGGTCGAGCAAGGCGTGGGTGAAGGCGAATTGGGGGTACGCCACGGCTTCTTCAGCCTCTGGTGCCGCTCAGTTCATGCGCGACACGCTGATAGGGTTGGCGAAGGAATTGAGCCTGTCCGGCAACCAGGTATTCGACCCCAACTTGCAGGACCGACTTGCCTATCACCTGCTCAAGCGCCGAGGCTACGAGGATTTCATGGCCGGCAAGATCAGCCGCACCGAGTTCGGCAAGCGGCTGGCTCAGGAATGGGCGAGTTTTCCGGTTCTGGCATCGACAAAGGGCGCACATAGGCAGGTCCCGCGCGGCTCATCCTACTACATGGGTGACAAGCTCAACAAATCGCTGGTCACGCCTGAAAAGGTCGAATCCGTTCTGGATGAAGTGTTGACGCTCCGCCCCCTGTCCACCGGCCCCGTATCCGGCCCGCCACCGCTCGGAACGCCTATCCCCGGCACAAAGCCCTACGTCGAGCCTATCGCGCCTCCTGTGCCGCCTGTAGCCAAACCAAAGCCGGCGCCGCGCCAGAGGCTGTCCCTTATTGAAATCATCGTAGCCGCTTTCGCGTGGCTTTTCCCCGGAAGGAAGCAGTCATGAAAATCACCCTATGGCAGCGCATTCGAGCGTGGTTCAAGGACAGCGAGACAATCGCATGGGCGCGCATTCAGGCTGCGCTCGGCATCGTCGCCGGGATCGTCACCTATGTGGATCCGTCCGTGTTACAGCCAATCATCCCGCCTGACTGGTTTCCGGTGCTGCTGGTGATGAATGGCGTGCTGACTGAGTACCTGCGCCGGCGCCGGGAGAGCGGGCTATGAGCGCGTTCGCGGTAATCGGAAGCCGTTCCTTTTCTAATCGCCGACTTATGGATGACACTTTGCGCGAGCGAGCGCCATCAGAAGTCATAAGCGGTGGCGCGCGAGGCGCTGATAGTCTTGCTGAGGCGTGGGCTCGCAAGAACGATGTGCCGACGCGGATATTCCTTCCGGATCACAAGCAATACCGCCACCCCTACCATCATCGAAACCGACTTATCGCCGAAGCCTGCGACAAACTCATTGCCTTTTGGGATGGCCGTTCGACGGGGACAAAATACACGATCGATTACGCTCGAAAGATCGGCAAGCCCGTAGAAATCGTGAGGTACTGAATGACCGCGCTCCTTACCATGCTGGCGGCAAAGGCAACGCCATACATCATCGGGGCAGGGGCGGTCGTCGTCATCTTCCTCACTGCCCTCGGCAAGGCCTTCAAGGCCGGGAAAGCCGCTCAGAAGGCCAAGGAGGCCGAAGCCCGTGCCAATGAAATCGATCGCATCAAGCGCGCTGCTGGCGCTACTCCTGTCGGGATGCAGCACGACCAGAACAACCGCGACAACCGGCCAGCCTGACGTGTGTCTGGTGTGGAAGCCGATCACCTATTCGGCGTCCCAAGACTCGGCACAGACGGTTTCGGAAGTGCGGCAGGCGAACGCCAGCCGTGCGGCATACTGCAAGTAGCATCCAGAAAGGGCGGCAGGGGACATGCGCGAGGATAATCAGATGGCCGCACCGGCTTGGAAGTGGGAATGGAACCTCAACACCCTAGTCGTCTTGATAGGCTTTGCGAGCGGCTTCGTGGCGTGGGGCTACACGCTGGCCGACATCAAGGCGGGGCGAACCACAAACCAGGAGAATATCGCCGTCCTCACCACGCGCGTTGCCGCGAATGAAACAACACTTCGCCGGATCGACAACCACGAACTGCGCATCACGAACATGGAAAAGGCGGCAACAGACGCCGCTGACACGATGAAATCGCTCGACAAGACGCTGAATGACTTGGCGTCGGATATGCGGGTGACGAAGGAAATCTTGCAGCGCATCGAGGCGGCTCAGAAGGTGAGATTTCAGCCATGAGGCGGCCCCAAATCCCTGTCGATCCTTTCGACGGCCTCGAACCAAGCATCCTCGGCCATACGCGCCGCCGTGTTCTTGTCGGGCGCTGATCCCGTGGCAGTCATGCCTCGGTTTCGGTAAAAGCCGTTGGCCGTCCAGAACCAGTGCTCCGGGTTATTCCAGGTCGCGACCACATGGTAGATGCGCGTGGCCAGTTCTCCATCAGGCGTCCTGCCGACGAAATCCGGCCCTTTATCGGGCCATGTATGAGACCATGTGAGGCGTAGCCGTTTCATCTCAGTATCCGGTGAATGACCTTATTGCCGTCCATATGAGATATGGCTGCCATATAGATCATCGCCAGCCAGAGGATGAAACGGGCGCGGCGATTCATGCTCTATCTCCTATAGCGCCGGTCATGCGGGCGTCAGGGCGTAAGCGCATCCGCCTTTTTCTTTTCGTAAGCGGCCCAATGCATCGCAGCGTTCAGTAAAGCCTCCTGTGGGGTTTTGCCTATCCCGTGGTGATCGGTGCCACTGGCGGCCCAAATATCCGCTTGCCATGGCGTTGGGTCTTTGTCACCGCGATTGCGATGAAAGATTCTTACTTCGTTTTCGCCCATGCTCTATCTCCTATAGCGGGGAGGAGGGATCACCGCCCGGTTTTAACCCACCGCCGTACGGTCATCTCGCATCCAGAAGTCAGACATATTCCGTTCGCCATTCCGCGAAAAGTAACACGCTTCCTGCACCCGCAATGGCACATACGTCTGCACCGGTCACTTTTGTCGATAGGCTCGGCATATCTCACGTGTTCGGACGCCGAAGCGATTTGCCCCCCCCACCCGGAAGTCCCACCGGTCATCGCAGCGCGTAGAGCCTGCGGCGAAAGACTGCTGAGTTCGACCATCTGCCTTTACCTCTCTGGAACAGGGAGAACGCAGAACAAACGCGGAATGGATTCCACGCGTTTTCCACGTTCTTGTACGCCGTGTTCTGCTGTTGTTCGCTTGATAGTGCCGGATCGAAATGCCGAAAATTCCGGCAATTGAGAAAATCATCCAACCTTTTCAAGTGGTTGGATGGTGGGCGATGCAGGGATTGAACCTGCGACCCCACCCGTGTGAAGGGAAAGCCGAAGGTAGTCATTTCAACACCTTATGCGCAGCTTCTTCACCAGTCCACGCATTCTCCACACTTTTTGCCTTTTTCATCTGCCGCAAAGTTGGCAGCAAATCGGCCCGTTTCGATTCTTCCGATGCGACCACATGCTCGTATCTGGCGGCCGATTTCTGATCCCTCCACCGTCCAGTTCCAACCAGGCCGCGAGTGTCCAGCTTGCCATACCGACGCATCCACGTTGCCCACGTGTGGCAGTAGATGTGGAAGGTGACGAAATCCACGTCGGGTCCGGCTTTCTTCTTCACCTTTCCCATGAGCGTGTAGAGCCGACCGCACTTTCTGAACCGGAATACCTTCTGCTTTCCACGGTTCAGCCCGCGCGGATGGTTCGCCAACTCTGCCACCGCGTCAGGCGGCAGGTAGACGCCTCGCGGATCGTCATTTTTCGTTTTCGGGAAATAGGCGAATGCCTCGTTGATCATCAGCTTGTCGCACGTCAGCGCCAGCGCCTCGTTCAGCCGGCACCCCGTGTAGAGAAGAAAGGTGAGGAAAATGGCGAATTCCCTGTCAATCTCGCAAGCGGCTTCCCACATTCGGTAAGCTTGTCCTGGCTGCATCCAGTCTACGCGGGATTTCCCACGCCATCCCTTCGGCCTCCTGATTTTGAAATCCACGCCAGCGTGCTTAAGGACCGACGATATCGGCGTGTAGACATGACGGTTGCGCGTCATGGGGGACGCGTTCGGATAAAGCGACACCGCCGTCCTGTCGATTTCCTGCTGGTCGATCTCCGATAACAGCTTGTCTCCCAACAGGGAGATGGGGCCGCCGTTCCATCGCTTCTTCTCGTCATCCCACGTGCCGAGATACCGGGCGTCACCGCCACTCTCCAGATAAGCGACGGCCGCCTCGACGAAAGTGGGGCCCGCCGGCTTCTCTGCTGCTACTAGCGCGGCAACGCGACCACGTTCGATATCTCGGCGCTTCGCTGCAAGGATTTGCTTGGCGAGTGCTTCGACAGCAGTTCCCGTGCTCTCGTCCACGCGGACTCCAAGGTACGTTCCTCGGATCGTCCAGTTGGGCGATTTGCCCTTGCGCGGCGGCTTGAGTTGGATCGACATTCTTCTACCTCCCGTCGAAGGCTGTCCACGATAGCGAGCAAGTCATCATCGGTGAATAGCTTCCTTCGGCCGTTCGGGATGTAGTGTGGATATCTCTTGACGATCTCCTGGAAGGAGCGCCGGGAGACGCGAAGCCGCTGCGCAGCCTCGTCCATCGTATAGCACACAAGATTGTTGCTTGCCCTCGTCATCCCCGCTTCTCCCGTTCAAGGGCTGCGCGGCCAAAGAATGGATAGCCATAAACTGTGATTGGGACGGTCGCCGGCTCGACCATGGTCCACTTCCCGCGCTTCGGTGGGTAGAAGAAACGCCTTCTCAACCCGGTTTCGTCATTTCGGTAGATGCCGGCTCCATGGCCGATAAACAGGCGCGCCTCTGTCAGCTTACCGGCCATCACCACAAATCCTCGGAAAAGAGAGTGTGCGAACCGCCGGTAGCGCCAGGCTCTTGGCCGGCCATATGGGCGATCTGTCGAGCCTGCACGCGGTTGACGAAGCGGCCCTCACTGGTGAGGAAGCCTTGGCAGGCCGTCGCGAGCTGCTCTGTGGTCAAAACCAAGTCGAGCGAGTGCATGACCTGCGCATGACGCGCCGGCTGCGGCAGGCTGAACGTGACACCGAAATACTGGATCGCGGCCGCAACGATCCGTTCTTGATCTGTCAGCTTACCGGTCATCTGCGTAATCCCAGCGCTCATGCGTGTCAGCAATAATCCGCGTCAGATAATCCACATGGTTGCGGAATTTCTGTTGTTCGGATGGCCAAAGGTCGCGTAATTCCAGCTGCCGTTCCCACGGCGAATATGGGAATATGCGAGGGTGCGTCTCGCGGTAGATGCGCTCGTAGGTGTCAGTTGCCATCTTTGGCCTCCTTGGCGCGAAGGAGGGCGATGAGCAGGGCTATGGCCTCGGAGGACCTATGGAATGCTATCCCGACTTCTTCGCCGCCCGGTACGCTAAGCCCTGCAAAGGATTCGCCATCCGGGTGGTGCATCATATTTCGATGCAACCCCGGCAGCACCCGCTCCACCAGAGCGATAGCGGCGTCTAGGGAGGCGGTGTAGTCAGGAACCTTTTTCCAGCCGGCTGGGCCATCGCGCTCAACATCAGCGTAGTTCAGAAGCGTTTTGCTTATGAGCGCATCCGCTTCCCGGCTCGGCTGCGTCAGCCCTTCCAGTGTGGCGATGAGGTCAGCGGTCATGGCGGGACCTTTCGCTTGCGGGCAGAAGCATACGACGCAGGGTGTCGAAATTATCCGTCGATCCGATGGCTTCGATGGTGCGGATGATCTGCTTCACGCCTTCGAGGGCTGCAAAGCTGTTGTTGCTGGGCCAGCCGAGCGCATCTATCGCAATGCGCTTCAATTCGGATGATAGTTCGGCGTCGGTCATCATCACTCACCCCCTTGCGCCTGGAGAGCGCGACGGCCGGCAGGTGTGATGCGATACGCGACGAGAAACGGGGCAGGAGCTTCCACTTCCAAGAAATAGCCTTTGCTTGCCCATTCGGAGAGCAAGGCATTGCTTCGGCTTGTCACCCAAGCGCAGGCCGGATTCTTAGTGACGATAGCCAACATTTCCCGTTCGGCCTTCGTCAGCTTAGCCATGGTGCTTCACCTCCATGGCGCGGAGGGCAGAAGCGATGCGCTCGGCGGATTCTACTGCTCCATCCCAGTACGGTTTTGCGGTCTGATCGAACGAGGCGAAGCAGTCATTTGCTCGCTTGTCAGCAACCCCAGCCGCCCGTTCCAGCGTCGGCCCATGGTTCTCGTCGCGGTGGATGAGGTCGAAGCCGCCCTCGCGCAGAAGCTTGACGACACCTTCCGCTTCTTCGTCGTAAATCTCAATCCCGGCAAGCGTGCAAGCGTCTATCAGCGCTGTCTCTCTCGCGTCCATGGCTATTCCTTTCCTGCGAGGGCGGAATCAAAGGCATTCAATTCCGAAACAGTGCTGGAATACGCCTGCCCGTTGAGGTGATAGGTCACTGCCCGCACTTGGTTCGCGAACGCCAAACCACGCTCCCGCAGCCGCGCATTGTCAGCCGCGAGGCGCTTAATCTGCTGGTCCTGTGTTTCCACGATCAGCATAGCCTCGCCAGCTTCGACCTTGGCGCTTTGCAAGCCAGCCGCGAGGCTGTCGCGCTCAGCTTCGGCGGCTTTAGCCTGGTCTTGCCACATGCAGGCCAGTTTGAAAGAGTCGTGGCCGACCTCCCGCGCCTCGGCCAGCTGGCGCTTGAGGTCGGCATTCTCGCGTTCGATCTCGCCGCGTCTTTTGGGAGGCGAAAGCCAACCAGTCGGTTCCTCAACCATTCTTCCGGCCCTCCTTTGCAGGCAGTTCGCGGTGGAAATTTAGGTTGAAATCCAGCGCTGCCAGGTAAGGAGATTTGCCGAAGCCCGCTACGCCGTCCTGCAAATTGTCACCGACTAGCCAGCAATACTGATCACCGTCCACCGTCAGCTTTGCCCCGAAAATGATAACTAGGTTCATTTCGGCCGTTTGGATGATCCGCGCTTCGTCTACGTTCTGGACATAGGGCTGCATGTTACCGGCCCTCCTGTTCGAGGGCGGCGTCGATACCGGCGAGGGTAGCCTGTGCTATTGCGTCGTCAGGTCCGGTCAGGGCTTTAAGCAGCACCTTGGCGTTGTGCATCGCCTCCACCACCCGCTCATCGGCGGGATGGGGGTGGGAGAGGACGGAGAGGATGCGCGAAAAGGCGGCACATTCAGTTGGATCGTAGTCAGTCCAACCGGCATCACCAGCCGCTGATACGTAGCCAGCGCTGAATGCATGTTTCAGCAGGTTGGACAAGTCCAGCGGCTTCACCTTCACCGCCTGCCCTCCTGCGCCTATGGTGAGGGCTGTCACGTCAACGAGCTTAATGACGTTCTTGGCGTACGATGGCGGCGTTGACCAATGATACGCCACAGATCGCGCCGTATCGCCTCCGGGCAATTCCTCCTCCCACATATAGGCAAGGACTGGAATGCCGTTGACGGTTTCGCCGCTTAGGGTTCGCTCCGTCACCTGCGGCGGATTGGCGGGCTGCGGGGAGGCGGGCGCAAGGTCATTCAGAACGGCAAGCACATCCTCGGGGCCGTATTCGTTTCCGGCATCCAGTAGGTCGAATTTGACCATCCACGAGAGCACAGCGTCGGCAATCCGCTCCGCCACCGGCTCGCCTGCTTGCGGCTGCGCGCTCTGTGTGGAGAGGGATTCGATGGCGTCTACTGCGCGATCCATCCATTTTCTGGCGAGGTTCGGCGTCCCTTTCGGATCGATCGACTTGCGTTCGGCTACCAGCGCCTTGTGTTCGGGGGTCATGCTGCCTCGCTTTTAATGGAGACGGATTGGGCTAGGGAAATCAGCGCATCCCGGAATGGTATCGGCGTGGCATTCGCCTCCCGCTTCGGAAGGGTCGGCTTATTGCGGTCCTTGCCACGCTGATCATGATAGCCGACTTGGTGTGACCCTGGTTGGCGCGACCAGTCGAGATCAACAGGCTTCGCGCCGACGAAATAGAGCCACGTCGCCTTGGCCGCTCGGTGCCCGTAAGCGGACTGCCAAACTTCGCAGACCCATCCTCCGGTTCTGCATCGCGTCCAACCGCCCTCGCTTGGTTTGGTCAGCCCAAACCAATCCCACGCGCGGCTCTTGGCGGGATGCTCGAGGACTCCACCCCATAGGCGGACTGCATGCAGCGCTGCGGCGAAGCAACCACCATCGTTACGAGGACGATTATGCTCACCGCCCCATCGGGCATAGTTGACGAACGCCATAGAGCCCCACCGCTGGCAAGGCGGGTGCGCGACGACGGAGTACGGTCCGGCGTATTTTCGCGCATCTCGATGCTTGTCCCACGGATCGACGCCCGGCAGGCCGAAATAGGCACCGTCTTTTTCGACATATAGGGCGGCAATCATTCTCCCGCCCTCCGATCTGGAGCGGAGGAGAGACGGTCGAGCCGCTCGATTTCAGCTAGGATGAGCGCGCCGGCCTTGACGAGATTGCGGCGGCGGTCGCTGAATTTCCACCATTCGTCGCCCCACGGCCAAAGAGTGGCGATTGGATAACCAGCAGCATAGCAGGCCGCCGCCTTAGCCATTTCACCTTTGGTGTGTTTGTCGTCATGCTCCGGCGTCCAGCCTTCGGCCTCTATCTGCCGGAGACGCTCGGCAAGCACATCGATGGCCGCTTGGCTATCCCGCCAACCCGCTTCACTGGCGGGGAGAGCGCAGAAGCGACCGCACATGATGTCGAACACCTCCTGCGCAGTGCGGTTTTCAATTCCGATGATCGGGCGCAGCAGTTCGGTAGGTGCGTTCATGACACAATTTCTCCGGTGCGGCGGTCGATGACATCGCCGTTGATTTTTTTGCGGAAACGCGAATTGGACAGGGTCGACTTGGGCTTTCGAATGCCGAGGTGCTTGTCTTGCTGGCGAAGGGTTTTCGCCGCCACAGGAATGTCGTGCTGAAACGTCTTGAAGCGATGGCAGGGGATGCAGATCGCCGCGCAGTTCGCTAGACTGTTATCCTTGGAGTTGGCATCCAGATCGATGTGGTCGAACTCCACACCGAAGGCCAAGTCGGCATTGCAGCGCTGGCGAGGTTGCAGGCCGTACCATTCGCCAACGGCCTCGCACTTCATGGCGGAGCGGCGCAAAGCGTCTCGCTTTGTCTGTTTGGTGAACTCGCGGCGCGCCATCCTACACCGCCTTTCTGGTCAGGGCGGCGTGAACAGCCTGGTACTTTGCCTTGCGCGCTCGACCGATTGCCTGAGTGCAACCGGTAGCCTTGGCGCGGCGCTCTGCTTCCGAAGCCTGTTTCCATTCAGGGAGGCGGGCGAGGGGCTGGTGACGAGTCTGCCACCACCAGATGATATTGGATATCCAGCGGTTCATGCTGCGCGAGCCTCCGGTTCGTTGAACTCGACGCCATGCTCCGCACCGAACTTGAAAATCAGTTCGATGAGGTCGGTCATTTCGTCCTTGGAAAGGTCGGATGAAGACGTGCTGAGGTTGACGAAGCCGGTGCCGTCCGTGTTCGGAACAATGTTCAGGGCTTCGGACCGTTCGCGCTTCAAGGCGTCGATGAAGATCAGCTTCCAGTCGTCGGCGCGCAGGCGCTTGCCGTGCCAGACGAGTTGCGTTGCCACGTCGGTGAGCATCGCCCACATGCGATCGTTTTGGGGCAGGGTGCGCTTTGCAGCCTTGAACTCGATACGGGTGCCGGCCGGGGCCTTCCACGCCCATGACGCTGCCCGTTCCCGGTCAACCTTGCCATTGATGGTGATGAGCGCGCGCGACATGGTCAACCCGCCATCAGTTCGCGGCCGACCAGAGGATCGTCGGCGGTTTCAGGGTCGTATTTCGAGCGGAGCCGGTGAACTGTGTCCCGAAGTTCGTTCAGGAAGTCGGTCACGTCCCTTTCGATGACTGCTATCAGCGCATCGTCGCGCGGCACGCGACGAACATGGAGCCGCATCGACTCTGGCCAGCGAGGATCGAACGAAACGAAGTCGCACCATTTCCTGCCAGTGCAGGCCATCTGCCACATCATCTGTTGCAGATACTTGTCGGCGATGGGGGCGCCGTCGAGCGTCTTCTGGTGGGTTGCCGGGTTGGGGCACTTGATCTCCACTAGGCCGTCGTCTCCCACGAGGCCGTCAGGCGAAGCGCCGGTTTCAGCAATCGACGGGTGGCTTACGAAAGCGACCTGTGAAACGCGAGTGTTGCGAAAGAACTGATACTCGGATCGAGCATCGCCTTCGTGTTCCGTGCCCCACTGCATAGCGGCATTGGTAAAGCTTTCCGTGGGGACGCCGGTCAGGCGCTCAACGATAAGCTCGGACATGTAGTTTTCCCTGCCGGCGCCCCATCCCTTCTGAGTTCGCGCCCTGACATCTGCAATGCGTGAGGCAGTGACCTTGCCGAGGCGAAGCTGATGCCACTCCGGGGTGCCTTGAAGTATCTCGCTCATTTCTGGCCGCCCTCACGAAGATTTTGCTCGTGCCAGCGCTTCAAGGCCGCATAAACGTCGTCGAATTTCTTTGCCGGCAGGTCAGGGAGGGCATCGATCTTCCACTTTTCGCAGCAAATCTCGGTATCAGCACCGGAAGCTTCGATCAGTTCGCGAAGCTGAACCAACTGCTCTTCATTGATCGGGTCGCCCGCATCCTCGGCCTTATTCCCGTCTCGGTCGTCGCCAGTGCTGATGTTGAACAGCATGCAAAGCAGGTAGCGCCGGCCGTATGTCGCGGTGCTGCCGAAAGCCTGGGTGCCAGTCTTGTTGATGCCACCCTTTGCACCGGCACCGTCTACCGGAATGCCGGCTATATCGCTCTCGACATGCCCGCCGGAATGGCTGATCTGCCACTTGATTTGCAGCTCACCCAATTCGTTGTAGCCGCAGGGCTGAAACGTCACGCCAAACCCATATTTATGGATGATCGGCATGGCCTGTTCTTCGATGGCCGCCAGATCAGCGTAGTTCGAGTTGGTGTGCTTGTTGCGCTGGTTCCTCGTGACGACCGGCAATTCTTTCTGGCATTCGGATTTCGCAGCGAAGTATGCTCGGCGGGCTTCTTCTGCCGCATCCTCGCGGGCCTGCTGGCGTGCCCGGTCCTGTGCCTCATAGTACATGGCAAAGACTCGCTCGGCCCGCTCCACCGGTAGGCTAGGGTCCATCACGAGCCGCGATAGGATTGAGACGACGGGATTGTCGTTTTCCGGCGCGGTGCCGTGGGCGACAGCTCGGCTTTGCGGTTCCTGGATATCAAGGGCAGTGCTCACGCTGCGATCCTCCTGTCTTGAAGTTGGTCCCGCTGCACGCGGGAGACGATTGCCAGAGCCTCGTCGGATGACAGGCCGGCGGTGATAAGAGCGACGAGCCAGCGGGACAGGGGGATTGCCCTTGCCTCTCCCGCAGTATCAGGGGAGGGAGTCATGGGGCGCTATCCGCTTCTGACACTCGGTTAAGATCGACGGCCTTACCGGCGTCAGTGACGCGCAGGCGGCGACGGTCGTAGCGCTCGACAAGCCCAAGCTGTTCGAGTTTCGACCAGGTTCCGCGCATCACTCCGGCACGTTCACCGGCAGCAAGGAGGACTTGGCCAGGACCAGCGAACACGCCATCACCGTTGCGATTGCGAAGCCATTTGAGGGCGGATAGCTGTGATGGAGTAGCTGGCATTACATCACCCTCCCATCAACCCATGCACCGAACAGGATGCAGGCTGCGATCAGAAACGCCCGACGCCATTCGTTTCCGAATAGCCAGTTGGCGAAGTGGTAAAGGTGGAGGTCGGCGGTACGCATTACGCTGCGTCCTCCAGTTCGGAGACCCATGCAGCCTTGGCTACCTCGTCCTCGTAGATGCGGGCCTCAAGAGCGCGGAACATGTGCGCCTTGAACGAGCGATCATCCGCAGCGGGCCGAGGCAGGGCCTCGTAGCTGTCCTGGTAGTCCCAGTAGCGATAGCCGTAGGGACGGTAGGCGCGTTTCCGGCGGCGGCCTTTCAGGGCGATGTGCTTGACGCAGAACAGGTCATCGTCCGTGCCGTTGGTAATCAGTTCGGCAGTTCCGTAGAAAGAGCCGAAGAACAGGCCGTCGATCTCGATTTCGATATCCTCGAACTCGTACTCGACGGAGTGAAGGGCGGGCGCGTTCATTTGGCGCTCCCTTCGGCTTTGGCGATGGCAACTGTCAGCATTTCAATGCGAGACAGCACCATTGTGTGCTGCACCCAGCGCTTGCCCTTCAGAGCTTCGATGAGCCCTTTCATTTCGCGGGCGAATTGGAGATCGCGCTTAAGTTCAGCGAGCATATCCGGCGCTGCGGCGATCAGGCTGGCACGATCCGATTCTTCCGGCAGCACAGCAACAACCTGGCCTGACCAGTCGAGAACTCTCGGCTGTCGCCATTCGTCGCCAGCGTCTATGTGCCAGCCCGTATCGATCTTGGTGCGGAGCATGGGTCAGGCCTCCGCTTACGCCGCAGCCTTGGCACGGGCGTCGGCTTCCGCCGTCTGAACGCGCTCAAGATTGGCAAGGTAGTAGATGGCAGCCTCGATCTCGTCGGGGGATAGGTCCGATTGATGGCGGCTGTCGCGGATGTCGCCGCGAACCTCTACAGCAAAGATGATGGAGCCATGACGGGGGCCGTAGTGGTATTCGCAGTCACAACGCTGGCCATACCAGTGGTCATAGCTCTTGGTGCCGAAGTACACCCGCCACAAATCGCCATAATGCTCGCGTACCGGGACGCCGGTCGCAAGCTGCTTGATGGCGTCGGCGATGACGGAAGCACGGTCATCGCCACCCTTCGCATAGGTGCCGCGTACCAAGACGATGGTCTTGGCGAGGGCAACCTTATCAAGGTCGATGCCTTGAGCGCTCAGGTCCAGGACTTCCGCGCGCTTTCGAATTTCATTGCGGAGGCGGTTCTCTTCAGCCTTCGCAGTTTCGATATGCGTGGCGAGTGCACCTTTCAGGTCGTGCATCTCGCAGGCTGCTGTCGTCAGGTTCATTCGATCCTCTCCTCTCCTCTCCCGCCTGCCGAGGCTCTGCGGGCTGTTCTGTCGAGGGGCTGGCGGGCCGTATTGCCCGCCTGATTGCCCGGTCCGGTTACATGGCCTCCTCCTGGGTTCGGGTAGGTGGCTTGATTGCCGTTCGACAAATCAATATACGCACAACACGTATGAACAAGCAAGGCCTTTACGTGAAAAAAGTAAGCGCGTTGACATTTTGCGTATGAAGGAGCAAAAAGAAAGCCCCGGCGGTGAACCGGGGCCTGATGCGGTTGGTTGGTTGAAGACAGTGGCAACCGCGACGTTGCGAAACGTTATAGTATTACCACTGGGCGCGGACGAAGTACAGCCCTATCCCGAAAGATCGAAGGGGTGTTCGCCGTGACGGAGCGAGCCGTTACGACAAAGTGCGATCAACGAGCGGCACTCGCGATGACTGCTCGGCCCAAAGCGACGGCTGGCTCCGGCAGGCAAGATCGCAAGGGCTAGGGGCTAACCTCGGATGCCGAAAGGCCCGGGGCTTAGTCTCCCTATGCCCTTTGCTCAGGCTTCACCAACAGGCAAACCTTCAAAGATCAAGCTGCTCCACCCATTACAACGAAGTGCACCGAGTGCACATTCTCATGAGGGAACGTCAATCTCTTGGGTGGGTTGTACTGCTCAAGCACAAGTTCCTCGGCGTTGTGCCGAACGAACCTCTTTATGTAAGCTAGGCGAGTATCGCTCTCGTCCATGATGATTTGGGCGACCACGAAGTCCCCCTTTGTCACGCGCCTGGTTGGGTCTACAAAAACGACCTCGCCGTCAAAATAGCGAGGCTCCATCGACTCGCCGGACACCTGCACTGCGTACGCTCCGGAAACTGGCGATAGCGAAGGTGGAGCCATCACCTCATACAGTATACTACCGTTCAACACGAATTCCCCGTCTATGCCGCCTACAGCGCTACCATACACAGGGATCATGTTTCCGCTAGTAACAATTGGTGAGCCGACTATCGCGTTCGGGGCTGGTGGAGCAAAATTGAATTCTGGACCTGCCAGTTCCCAAATTTCTGGGCGCGAAATCGGCGGGCTTCCTTTCCCTAGCAGAGCCTTCTCGATCTTCGTCACGAAATCCCTCTTAAGGTACCCTGCCTTCAGTTTGTCGGGGTCAAAATAACGCTGAATGCTGGATGCGTCCGCGTAGCCCATGGCACGCGCCATGTCCGCCATGGTCAGCCCAGATCGTTCACGCAAACTGCGCATGCGACCGGCGATTGATTCCGGTGAATTATCCATGTGGCGCACAAGACCATCTGTCACGTACGTTTTCCACGTTGACAAGCAATACGCATAATGCGTATAACGAGAGAAAGAGAGATTACCGGAAGACCCAAATGCTTGTTTCTCCAGCACACTATGTCATCGGAAAGCTTGGCGGACTTACCAAGACCGCTACCGCGCTCGGGATACCGGTAACGACAGTCCAGGGATGGAAGGATCGCAACCGCATCCCACAAGACCACTGGCAGAAATTGATCTCAGCGGCGAAGGGTGAAGGCTTCACTATCGTGCTGGCGGACTTCCTGCGCGACCATGAACTCGACGCCCCCTCCCGACAGGAGGAAGGCGTATGAGCGGCGAGACGCACATTCCCGAGACAGTTTCTGCCGGCCAGTTGCGCGCCTTCATCGAGCGTATCGAACGGCTCGAAGAAGAAATCAAAACCGCGAATGGCGACAAGTCGGAAGTCTACAAGGAAGCGCGTGGATGCGGCTTCGACGTGAAGGCTATCCGCCAGTGTGTCGCGGCTCGCAAGCTGGACAGTGCTGAACGCGAGGAACGAAACGCAATTTTCGACCTCTACTGGTCTGCGCTGACTGGTTCCGTGCACGTGCACACGCCCGTACGAGAAATCATTGAACAATTTGACGCCGAAACCGGCGAAATCACAGAGGAACAGCCGGAAACGGTTGCTGACCAATCCACCACCAGCGAAGGAGAAAGCGATGCGAAGTCCGCACACGTTTCTGATCTTGAAGAAAATCTGATCGATCGCCGGCGCCAAGATGCAGCCGCAAGAGTGGAATGTCAGCCATTCAGTGATTTCCAGAACGCGCCCACCGAGAGCGCCGCTGACACAATCTCGGCCCCTATCACCAATCCGCAAGCCGACTCCTCCCCGGACGCGGATAAGACCGGAGAGGTAGTTCCTCCTCCCGCCTCTCCGGTCGCCATTTCCGATGCAGATGTGCCCGCATTCCTCAAGAAGGGCAAAACCGTCAAGCCCGACTGCCTCAAGCTGAAAGACGGTCATTGCCGGATCGGCTTTGAAACGCCCGCACTGTGCTCGGATTGCAATAATGCGCGGATGAAGGCGAGGGCAGACGCATGAGCTACCTCGTCAAATATGCTGGTGCTGATCCTGTCCAACGCGGGAAGCCCTCGGCCTATGCCCTGTTTCTCATGGGGCTGGATACTGTTGAGATCGCTGAGAGGCTCGGTGTTCCCGAAGCTGTCGCATCCCGTCGCGTCTATGCTCAGCGTTGTCGTGAGAAGGGATTGCCGGTCGAGACGGAAAGATCGCCGTCATGACGCCCATCATCATTGCAAGCGACCGGGCGAGGACGACGAGGACAGACATCCTCGCCCGGTCTAGCGTCCAGCGGCGGCAGACGCATTCGTACGAACACAAGGAGCGTAGCCTTTCTGGCCTCGCGATCTTCCCCACCAGTGATTTCGTCCTTGTCAGGACAGCCGGCGTCACTGGCCCCTTCGAAACTGAAACCAGGAATACCCTGCAAGCCCGGCTGTCCGTCCCCCAATCCCAATCCGCTGCTGTCACCTCCAGCAGCGCGATCCCGGCCATCTCCCCCGGCCGGTTGATTGCCGGTGCTCGCTGCGTTCTCGCGCGGCACCGGCCTTTTACCTTTCTTCGCAGATCGCGCGTCCAAGATTGCCGTCAAACGCCGCGCCGCTTCTGCGTCAGTTTCCATGTAGTTCCGTTTCCCTTCCACGCTTTGAAAAGTATCGAAGGACGAAGCGAATGGAACGAAAAACCGTTTCCAAATCCGACAAGAGTTTTGTCGAGGGTAAGATGAGTACCGAGGCGTTGATAGAGGCAAGAACGTTTCTTGAGGTTCTGCATGACGCGGAATTTCGAGGCCGGAAAGACACGGACGGGGCGGCCCGTTACCGCCTCGCAAACAGGCTTGGCGTGAAAGAGAACTACCTGTTCCGGCTCCAATACCGGGCAGCGGAAATGAAGGACGTGGCCGGGGAAGTCTATCGCCGGCTCAAACTCGCATATGAGGGACTTTGCGAGCGCAACGAAGCTGCCGCTATCGCCTACCGGGATCAGCGGCTGAAATTAAGGACGGGTCATGCGGTTGATACGGAGCCTGTTTCGGCGGGCGTGGGAACGACTACGCCTCGCCGTCGAGCGGGCAATCAGAAAGATGAAAGGTGACTGACAGATGAAGATTGTGAGCAAAGCTACTATTGCCGCAGCGCTGGTAGGATCGACTCTGCTTATAGCTGGATGCACTGACGCGGACATTGCGTCCAGTAACCTCTCCAAGGCCGCCGACCAATTCGAGATAAACCGGCGCGTTGTCTTCTACAACGGAATCACCGGGGCATACATCCTGTCCATCGAGGGGCTGTGCTCTCTCGGCAACTTCGACAAAGGCGGGGAACTGTCCGTCACCTGCAAGACCGGGCCGCACGCATACAAGAAGCATTTTCTCGGCCTGTCTGACAACGTGACGTTCTTCGCTGAACAGATCGATGTGGCGGATGTCAGCGCCTACCACTACCGCGTAATCTTCAAGCCTCAAACGATCCTCCCCGACGTTGATTTTGTCGGCTCTGCCTCCGAACTGACGACAAACCGGAACTGAGGCGGGTCTGATGGACTATCTCCCCGAAGATCAGCCGTTCTGGAACAGCGATCCCGACGACCGTTTCCCTGCCTGGCTTATCTCTCTTATCGCTGCCGCCATCATATGCGGCGCTGTGATGTGGTGGGTGGTGTGATGATGGCTGATTACGACGCCGCCAAAGACTCCCATGACAGCTACTTCGATGCGATTGAGGCCAAGAGGTTGCGCGGCGATCACATCATCCGTCGCCGCGAGGTGATTGGCGATTGCACGTTGCTGCTGGGTGATTGCCTCGAAATCCTGCCGACGCTGGGCGCAGTCGACCATATCATCTCCGATCCGCCGTATGAGGACGAACTGCATAAAGCTATGGGCCGCATTCGCCGCAACGATGGCCGGGAGATGATTCAGGATCTTGGCTTTGACGGCATCAATGCTTCCCGCGCCGAGATCGCCGCTGCCATCGTTGCAGCATCAAAGGGCTGGGCGCTTATCTTCACCCTTGCCGAAGGCGTGCGTGCCTGGCGTGACGATTTGCAGGCGGTCGGGGCGAAATGGGATACCGTTCTCGTCTGGATCAAACCGGATGCATCGCCGCGTTTCAACGGGCAGGGCGCAGCGCGTGGATTTGAGAACTGCATCACGGTCTGGTGCGGGAAAGGCTACCGCTCATGGAATGGCGGTGGCAAGCGCGGCGTCTATTCCCATTGTGTAAATGTCGGGCGAGACGGGAGGCATCCGACGGAGAAGCCTGTCCCGCTGATGACCGATCTCGTCTCTGATTTTACCCAGCGCGGCCAGACCATCCTCGATCCTTTCATGGGTTCCGGCACGACCGGCATAGCCTGCATGAAACTGGGGCGTTGCTTCATCGGCATAGAACGCGACGAAGCACATTTCGAAACCGCCTGCGACCGCATTCGCAAGGCCTATGCCCAGCCGGATATGTTTGTCGCACCACGTGAGCCTGAGCCTGTTCAGCAGCCCTTATTTGCAGAGGGAGCCGCCTGACATGCCCGATACCATGACAGCGGCAGAGGCATGGGCGGTCGTTCTGCCGTGGCCCCACAAAGACCTGTCGCCTAACGCGCGTGTCCATTGGCGCGAAAAGCGACGTCGCCATCGCTCTTATAGGCATACGTGTTCATGGGAATGCGTCGATCAGGGCATCCGCAAGATCGACGCGCAGGTCATCAAGGCCACCATAATCTTTTCCCCTCCAGACAGTCGCCGTCGCGATATCGATAACATGATTGCCAGCGTCAAGGCGGCGATTGACGCTGTGGCTGAGGCCATTGGCGTCGATGATAGCCGCTGGCAAATCGAGCCTCGCCGGGGAGTGCCTGTCAAGGGTGGCAACGTCCGTATCGTGCTGGAGGCAGCATGAGCGAGCGTATTCCCTCCCTCGATATGGCCGACGCACACGTCAGCCGTTCTGGCCGATTAATAACGGCTAAACGCGAAATCCACGGGATGCGAAAGTCTCCCGAATACAGTTCATGGGTTGCGATGAAAACCCGGTGCCTGAATCCGAACCATCGATCGTATCAGGATTATGGCGCGCTCGGCGTGACCATTTGCGCCGAGTGGATGCAGTCTTTCATGGCTTTCTACCGTGCCATGGGGCCGAGGCCGGGCCATAACTACTCGATTGATCGTATTGATAACCGGCGCGGATACGAACCAGGAAATTGCCGTTGGGCGACACCTAAAACTCAAAGTCGGAACCGCCGTCGCTGCTTTCTGATGGTAAATGGCGTGACGAAATCACTGCGGCAGTGGGCGTCTGAAGCTGGCATCGCGAAAGACACTATCCGTCTGAGGTTGGTGAATGGCGCTACGCCAGAGCAAGCGATCCTACCGCCGACGCCGCGCGGGCAACGCAACAAGAAATTATTCGAATACCGCGCGTCCGCTGAGCGGGCAGGCATTACGCGGGAGGCGTCGTGAGCGTCGTCTGGTCAAAATTCTTTTGGCAGGATTGGGAGTCTGATCCTGCCGTCCGTCTCTGCTCCATGGCGGCGCAGGGACTTTGGATGCGTATGCTCTGCATTGCGGCAGCGCACGACCCTATCGGCTACGTCGCGGTAGCAGGCAAGGGCCTTGATGAAACCTCGCTCGCTCGTTTGACCGGGTGCCAGGAATCCGAGGTGCTTTCCCTGCTGGGCGAGCTAGACCGAAACGGCGTGTTCTCCCGTGATCGGCATGGGCGCATCTACTCTCGCCGTATGGTCCGCGATGCGCGGAAGGCGGCAACCGCTCGGAATAACGGGCGGAAAGGCGGAAACCCAAGTCTTTCAAAAGACAACAGAAATCCGCCGTTGGATAAGGGGTCGGATAACCACCGACTTAACCCCCATAAGCCAGAAGCCAAGAGCCAGAATGAAAAAGCTAAAGCTTTTTCTAGGCGCGCCAGCGCGCAGAAAAAATCTTGGGAACATGAAATCGATGAGGTGGTCGCCAATGGGTGACGTTGTGCAGGTGGACAAATTTTCTCGGCTTCCAGAGCGATACCAGCGCCGAGCGCGGGAGATTGCCAGCCGAGTTTCGGAGATCGACGCCCTCTGCTCCCCAGCAACCTCAGAGGCTATCGGTTCGGAGTTGAAGCGGATGCGCCGGCAGTTGCTTCCGCAGCCTGGTATCGAGGATGCTGACATGGCGAAGGGATATCTCGACGCCTGCCGAGACTTGCCCGAATGGGCGCTGGCGGAAGCAGCCAACGACTATCTCGGCGGGAAGGTTGACAACCACACAGGGCGGTACATGCCGCTTTGCGCAGAGTTTGCTAAGCGGGCGCGATCAATCCTGATGCCATTCCTCGCTGAGCGGGCTGGGTTGCGGACCGAGGCTTCAAAGCTGGTGGAACGTGCCACAGACGAGGCGCGCCGTGACCGGATTGCCGTCGAGAAATCGGACCCTGCCGTAAAAGCGAGAGTGGCGACGCTGGTCGAGAAAGTCACCAAGGGCGCGGCCAAGAAGCTGTCTTTGACCCATACAGGGATTGACGATGACGCCCGCCGCCGCATGGACGTGCTTCGTAAGCCCGTCCCTTTCAAATCGAAAATCGACCAGACCAAGATCGGCAGGAGTTGAACCATGTACGCAGTGTCATGCAGAGCGACAGAAAGAGGCATCCAGGAGCGTTTGATGCTTCGCCGCCAAATCCCGGTTGTGCGTGAGGTTGCCCGGCCTATGGAGGATATTCGGCGCGAACGGCAGGAGGCCATACAGGCCCGTAAGCGCGCCGAAATGGCGGAATGGGTGAGGCAGCATGACGAACGGGTAAGGCAGCAGGCACAGGACCGGCTATGGCAGGAAACCCTCGCCAAATACCGGACCATAGATGTTCGCAGCATCAAGACGCCCGCCACAGAGATCATCGAAAAGGTTGCGGCGTTCCACGGCCTGCCAACCGAAGCGCTGACGGGTAACTCTCGGGAGAGGGTGATTATCGAAGCGAGGTTTGACGCCATCAAAGCGGTTGCTGACACGCGGCCGGACATGTCTCTGACGCAGATCGGGAAGATTTTCAACCGTGACCACACCAGCATCCTTCACGCGCTCAAGCAGCGCGGCGGCAGGACTGGGCGCGATTACGGGAGCCCGTCATGAGCAAGGTAGAGGAAGTCGCGAAGGCGATACTGGCCAAGGTGCCAAACGGTTACGGCATGACGAACGACGAGGCGTTGGAATACGCCCGCGCAGCCATAGAGGCAATGCGGGAGCCTACGGAAGCGATGTGCCTTGCGGCAAAAATCTGGTCTCCGTCATTGCGGGAGTCCTACCAGCAGATGATCGACGCCGCTCTCAGCGAACAGGAGCAGGGGTGATGACGCCAGACGATTGGATAGCGCGTGACGGATATCAGTGGGAGTACGTCTGCCTGCTTGCTCATGAAATCGAAAAGCAAAAGCGGAGGACCAAACAGTGGGCCATACGATTCTCGCTCGGGTTGAACCTGGTCTTTCTTCCTCTTCTCATCTGGTTGTTTGGTTTCTGACATGACCCCCATCCCCGACGAGATAATGGAACAGGCGAGGGAAGCTTGGAGCAATGCGTTCCACGTCGGTCCCGAAATCGAAACCATAGCCACCGCCCTTCTCGCCGCAGAAAAGCGCGGAGAGGAAAGGGAGATGGAGCGGTGCGCGAAAGTGGCCGCTGGGAACTCGGCGGATTTCGATTTCCAGAAGGCGTTGGCTGAATGCCGCGACAGTGAGCACGGCTTTCATTCGGGCCGGCTCCATGCCGCCGCCGCCATCCGCAGCGGAAAATGAGGACGGGATGATGACGAGCGAGCACAAGGTTTGGGCGATTTTCTGGATATCCATGTTCGCGGCTTTGGCTGTCGGAAACATGGGCTGCATCGCCTTTTGCGGCAACTAAGGCAGGCAACGAGGTTTCGATCCTCGCCCGAGAAATTGGGCGACAGCGGCAGTCTAAATCACCCGGAGACATTTGCAATATGAAGCGAGGGCACGCATGACCTGGTACGCGGTGAGGACGCTCCCCGGCGCGCAACAGCCAAAGCGCGAATACTGGACGGAAACCGAGAACGAGGACGGACGGCCTGTCGGCGGCAAGAAGGGCTATCGTGTCGTTTCCGGTGTGGCGTCCGATCACTCAGCGGTCGAGTTGGCTCTGGCCGACGCCGGCTTCACCTATTTCATGCCGGCCGAATTCGTCGCGGTTCGCAAGCGCCAGAAGGCAGGCATGTATGAGTTGCGCCGCTTCGCCTTGCTCAAGGGCTACATGTTCGTGGACGTTGCCGACGAGGACTGGCTGCGTCTCTATGATGTCCCGGGAATTCGTGGCGTGGTCAAAAACTGCGGCAAGCCGTTCGCGATCAGCACCTTGGACCTGTTCCGGCTGCGCATGTACGAGCAGAACAACCGGGCGGTAGCGCAAGCCAAGGTAGACAGCCTCTCCAAGGCGGGCGAGCGCATCGAGCGCGAAAAGCGCAAGGGCGTCATTAAGGGCGCTCGCAAGAAGCTATTCCCTGGCCGAGACGTGAAGTTGATATGGGGCGACAAGGCCGGTCACGACGCGACAGTGCAGGCTTGGGAAGATCAGGATCAGGTGCGAGTCTTGCTCAGCAGCCTCGAAGCGGCGACGGAGACGATCACCGTTCCGTTTGAGTTTTTGAAGGCCGCATCTTGACATTAGACGCTTCGCGTCTAAAATTGTGGTCCTGAGATACGAGCGACGGGGCCAGAGGCCCGGCTTGATGCCATAATCTCAAATGGCGTCGGGCGAAGCTGTGCCTGGTGGTTGGCTGCTTCGGCGGCCTTTTCGATTCAGTTTCCGCGAGAGCGGATAGAGTTGGGACGGCGCGAGAGGGTTACCGGCGGCTGACCGCTAGGCACCAAACCGCTCCCGTCCCATTCATTCGCCGTCCATGACGGCAACACCAATGCGAGACTAGTCCGGCCAAGGCTGAATGCCGCGAGCAATGGCAGCGCAAGCTAGGGCGATGTAGAGTGGGATAGGCTGTCCTTCCTCATAGCGTTGTGGTTGGTTTCGCCCAAGACCAAGAACCTCAGCCGCTTGGGTGCGGTTGAGGCCAAGGCGATTGCGCCATGCGATAAAGTCGTCGGCGGTCATTAATATCCTACGTAGTCTCTGTCAGCCCAATCGATCGCTACCCCAGGCATCCTGGCGCGGCTGTCATCAGTCCAGTTGCAGTACCCGCCGCGCTCAAGATCGTCCTCGTAGTTTTCGAAGGCCTTGTTGACTTCCTCGACCTTATCGAGCGGGACGCGGAAATAGACGATATCGTTGGCAAAGCCGCGAGGGGAAACCTTAAAATAGCGGACCTTGCTGCGGCTTGGATGATTTGTCATTTTATCCTCCTGATCAAAAAGGTGAGCCGCCGCGCGAATTGCGCAGGCCTACATGCTCGGCAAAGGCGCGGGCGTTGCGGATGAAATCGGACGGGAAGTTCCCCTTGTCGCCCTGGAATTCCCAGCCGGTCTGCGCGTCGTAGTAGACCTTGAGATTGCGGCACCCGGCGAAGGAGCGATCAGCGCCGGCGAAGTTGATGTAGACGCGACGATCATTCCAGACCGAGGCCCTAAAGACGCCCTCGAACTTCTCGGCTTCGGTCTTGATTTCGGTGAGGGTGGTCATTTTCGGTACTCAGCCCCTGAAAGCCCGAGGCGCGGTATCAACGTCTTGTTGATGACCGTTTATCGCACAATGCACCAATTAGTGCAAGCCTTTTTTGTCAGCATGTGGAGTTTTTTAAGAAAAAGCTGGCCATCGCCATAGCAACATACTTTGGGATTGGCTGCCCATCTTCGTAACGCTGCGGTTGATTCCGGCCCATCCCAAGCTCTTCTGCGGCGCCTATCCTGCTCAAACCCAAAGACGCTCTCCATTGTCTGAACAAGTCGGGATCGCAGTCTCCCATTATGAGTCGTGAAACTTCTGCTTCCGGTAAGGGGTCGGGTATCTTCTTTCTCGGTGCCAGGGTCTCGATTTCAGCGTCCATATCCTTGAGGGCGCTTTTTATGTCGGCGATGGGTAAGTCGAACCATTCACCAGAAAGAGAAAATTCCCGAAAGGATCTGTGGAGCGCTCTTTCATAGCGCGGAGCACAATCGTCTTTTACGAGTAGTAGGCAACTTAGAACCGTCGGGTTGCCAGTCTGCAGTTGCTTTAACCGTTGGTACGGCGCGGCAGAAACGCCAATTTTGTACGGCCCATTTTCCCCTCCTATGACATATAAATACATTCGTATACCTCCAATCCTCTGCATTAAACAGTGCATAATATACTGGAAAATAACCCAGAATATAACCCCAATTGGTGAAAACAATGTGCTGCGGCGCACAATCGCCTAACCCAAGAGGTTCCCATGGCTGAGCGAGAGTATGTCCGGGTGCATCGTCTCGGTGACATAGACGAGAACGTTGACGGGGAGAACTATCTGGCCCGCACGGTCTACGAGGATCGCGAGTTGATCGACATCGGCATCGTGGACGCCAACGGCGAGAAGATCATGGCGCGGCAAAAGATGGACGCTATTGGTTTTGTCCGGTGGCACCATGGCTAAGCCAGAAGCCGCAGCAATCGAATTTCATCCGTCCCGCCTTTTCAAGGTGAAGCGGCAGTAGCCTTGCATAGCGATCCATGAGCGGTCCGGGACGGGCTGCGAAAGCGGTTTGGCATGGGGCCAATGGATCGCGAGCCGCAATATTCTCGGCAACAATCCGAAAGGAATTGCCATGGCACGAGGTGTACGCCTCAACCCTGCTCACGATGAGCGCACTCGAGCAAAAATCCAGACCAGTCAGATCATCAACCGTTTGGAGAAGTTGGTGAAAGGCGAGATCGACATGTCGCCGCAGCAGGTCAATGCCGCAAATATTCTGCTGCGCAAGACATTGCCCGACCTTTCCGCGGTGACCATGGATGCGACAGTGGCGATTTCCCATGAGGACGCGCTAGGTGAGCTTGAATGATCGTGAGCGCGCGATCCGCCAGCGTCTCAAGAGCGACTTTTCGCACTATGCCGAGAAATGCCTGCGCATCCGCGCCAAAGATGGCACGATAGCGCCGCTCAGCCTGAATGAGGCACAAATCTACCTGCACTCGCGCCTTGAAGCGCAGAAAGCAGAAACCGGAAAGGTTCGCGCCCTTGTCCTTAAGGGGCGGCAGCAGGGCATATCAACCTATGTCGGCGGGCGTTTCTATCACCGCGTCACACATAATCGCGGCCTCCGTTGCTTTATCCTTACTCATGAACAGGACGCCACGAACAACTTGTTCGGGATGGTGGATCGCTATCACCAGCATTGCCCCGCGCTTGTGAAGCCATCGACCGGTGCTGCAAACGCCAAGGAGTTGTACTTCGACCGGCTCGAAAGCGGCTATGCGGTTGGTACTGCGGGGGCGAAGGCAACAGGCCGATCACAGACGGTGCAACTGTTCCACGGCTCGGAGGTCGCGTTTTGGCCGAATGCGCCGACGCATTTCGCTGGTGTTGTGCAAGCTATCCCGGATTTGCCTGGCACGGAGATCATTCTGGAGAGCACCGCAAACGGCATGGGCGGTGAGTTTCATGAGCGCTGGCAACAGGCAGAGCAGGGGGTAGGCGACTATCAGGCCATCTTCATCCCGTGGTTCTGGCAGCCGGAATATCGACGCGCCGCACCGGCTGGCTTTGAGATGGACGAGGAAGAAAACGCCTACATGGATGCGCATCGTCTCGACATTGAGCAAATCGTCTGGCGGCGAAACAAGATTGCCGAACTGAAAGACCCGATGCTGTTCAAGCAGGAATATCCGGCAACAGCGGCCGAGGCTTTCCAAATGACGGGCCATGATAGCTTTATCCCGGCCGAGCGGGTGTTGAAAGCCCGCAAGGCTGAGGTCGAAGCATCGGGACCGTTGGTCATTGGATATGATCCGGCGTGGAAGGGGGCAGACAGACATTCCATGGCATTCCGGCGCGGTCGGAAAGTCGAGAAGGTCGAGAGCCGACACAAGCTCGACACGATGGCTGGGGCGGGCTGGGCCAAGCAGGTTATCGACGCCGAGAAGCCGGCGCGCATGTTCATCGACGTGGGCGGCGTTGGTGCTGGCGTTTATGACCGGCTGGTTGAGATGGGATACGGCGAGATTGTCCGGGCCATCAACTTCGGCTCAGCACCGCTGGAGCCTCAACCGCTCGATGAGATGGGTAGGCCGAAAGGCGGGTATGCCAATCGGCGCGCCGAAATGTGGGGCAAGTCCAAAGACTGGCTCGATGAGCCGGGTGGCGTGAGCATCCCGGACTCTGACGCTCTACAGGTCGATGCCTGCGCTCCGGGCTACAAATACGACAGCCTAAGCCGCGTGGTGCTCGAAAGCAAAGACGATATTCGCAAACGCGGCCTGCGCTCCCCTGACGAATGGGACGCGGTTGCCCTGACCTTTGCCGAGCCGGTGCATGAAGCGCGGCCAAGGCCAAAGCCGGTCGCGTACGGCGCAGGAAGCTGGATGGGTTGATGGAAAAGGATGGGTTGATGGAGAAACCTGCACAGGTTGGCGTGGATATTAAGCTTCCCGATGACTTTTCTCAGGAGGAATTGGTCCGAAACATTATCACGGCCGTTGGGGTCGTTTACGAGAACGCAGCCGCTGCCTTTAACGGTCGCCGTCGATTCCTGCAAAAGATCGACTTTCGGGATGGATCGGTGAGCCTGACGCTCAGTCCATCTATGTCCATTCGCGAGATACGCAAGGCCATTCGCGAGACAATGGCGGGCATTGATGCCTGACGATCTCCTGAAAGAGGCCAAGGACGCGTTTGCCGCGTCCGCCGATGCATCGGACGAAAACCGGCAGACGGCGCTCGACGACGTTCGCTTTGCCCGTTTGAGCGAGCAATGGCTCGAAGCTGACGTTAGCGCGCGTCAACGTAATCGGCGTCCGTGCCTGACGATCAACAAGCTGCCTGCCTTCATCCGCCAGGTTGTGAATGACGCGCGCCAGAACAAGCCATCGATCAAGGTGCACCCTGCCGACAGCGGGGCTGATCCTGAGACGGCCGAGGTCATCAATGGCCTGATCCGCAATATCGAATATGCATCCTCGGCTGACGTGGCCTATGACACTGGCGTGGAATGCGCCGTCACCTGTGGTTTTGGATACTGGCGTGTCGGGCTGGACTATGCCTTTGACGACAGCTTCGACATGGACCTCAAGATCAAGCGGGTGCTCAACCCGTTCTCGGTCTACGGCGACCCTCATTCGACCGAGGCGGATTCGTCGGACTGGGACAGCGCCTTTGTCGTTGACCGCCTGACCAAGGCCGATTTCGAGGCCCAATACGGCGACAAGGCAAAGGTCGATTGGGACGATACCTCATGGTCGAGTGCCGGAGAGCCGTGGCGCACCGAAAACGAGGTAATGGTCGCAGAATGGTGGAAGCGGGAGGAAAAGGACCGGAAAATCCTTCTCTTTGCCGATATCCGCGACGGCTCCATGCATGTCTACGGCGAGGACCAGATTGCCGAGGATGAGGATTTCCAGAGGGTCCAGCAGTTCCTTGAGTTCCGCCAGGAGCGCATGACCAAAACGCACCAGGTCACGCAGCACATCATGACCGGTGCGGAAATTCTCAAGTCGGAACCGTGGGCGGGCCGGTATATTCCGATTGTCCCTGTCTACGGCGATGAGTTCGACATTCAGGGCAAGCGGTATTTCCGTTCGCTGATCCACAACGCCAAGGATGCGCAGCGGTCGTTCAACTATTGGAGGACTGCGGGAGTGGAACTCGTTGCGCTTGCGCCGCGTGTTCCGTTCATCGGGCCGAAAGGCACGTTCGACAGCGACATAGAACGATGGATGACTGCCAACACGCGTAATCATTCGTACCTGGAGTACGACCCTGTTGCCGGCCAGCCTCCCCCGCAGCGTCAGCCGATGGACACTGGCGTGGCTGCCGGGGCCTTGCAGGAAGCCCTCAACGCTTCCGACGACATCAAGGCCATTGTCGGCATGTACGATGCCTCTCTCGGGGCGCGGTCGAACGAAACCAGCGGCAAGGCCATCATGGCCCGTCAGCGCGAGGGCGACGTTTCGACGTTCCATTTTGTCGACAACATGGCTCGCGCAATCCGTCATACAGGCCGCATCCTGATCGACATGATCCCGCACGTCTACAGCGCGGAGCGGATCGTCCGGGTGATCGGCGAGGATGGGTCGCAGGAGGCCAAGCAGGTCAACAAACCCTATCAGGTACGCGATCCCAAGACCGGCCAGCCCATGCAGCAGCCGGTCATGGGGCTGGACGGCCAGCCAGTGCAGGACGATGCAGGCAATCCTCTCCTTGAGCCGATCATGGCTCTGCACGACTTGACGGCCGGCAAATACGATCTGACCGTCTCTACCGGCCCCAGCTACACGACGCAGCGCGAGGAAGCGGCGGCGCAGATGACGGAGATGATCCGTGCCTTTCCGCAGGCCGCTCCGATTGTCGGGCCGGAACTGGCAAAGAACCTCGATTGGCCCGGTGCCGACGAAATTGCCGAGAAGATGGAGCAGATCGCATCCGGCCAAGTGCCTCCCGGGGTCCAGAAGCAGATTGAGGAAGGCAAGCAGAAGCTGCAACAGCAGGCCGAGGAAATCCAGAACCTCAAGAGCGATCAGCAGGCCAGCGCAGCCAAGTTGCAGGCCGATCAGCGGCAGGCCGCCGCCAAGATCGAGGCGGACAAGCAGATCGCGGTCATGAAAATTCAGGCCGAGATGGAAATCGAGCGCATCAAGATCGACGCTCAGAAGGAAATCGAAGCCTACAAGGCGCAACTGAATGCCGCAGCCCTCGCATCGCGGCCCGCGCCGGCACCCAAGCCCAACGGAATGAGGGAATAGCAATGGCCAATCCCGTCGAAGATCGAGGCGCAGCGCAGCTTCGCGCCGTCACGCCGTCTGACACGCTCGACCTGCCCGCCGGCACCTGCCGGGCCTTGTGGGTAGGCGGTGACGGTGATGTTGCCGTCATTGCCGACCGAGACTCCAGCGCCGTGACGATCAAAGGCGCGCTGGCTGGGACTATCCTTCCGGTCCGTACCCGGCGCGTCATGAGCACCAACACCACGGCCACCAACATCGTGGCTCTCTATTAGCAGCATCGCTGCAATCGGACGCGCCACGTAACGGCGCAAACAGCACCAATCTCGAAAGGAAGTGCGCACATGGACGGCGAACAGGAAACCATTGCCGAAATCGAACAGGAAACCCCTGCAAACGATCCGGAAGTGGAAGCTGAGCAGCCAGTAAACCTCGATGACGCCGGCAACGAGCCGGAAGTCGAGGAAGAACCTCAACCCGAAGAAGAAGAATTCGAGGAATTCGACTGGAACGGGAAGAAGGTAAAGGGGCCGAAAGGCCTCAAGGACGGCCTCATGATGCAGGCCGATTACACGAAGAAAACGCAAGAGGTTGCGGCCACTCGCAAGGAACTGGAGCAGCGCGCCGAGCGCCTGAACCAGCAATTCGCGGCAAGTGACGAATATCTCGATGCACGAGCGGACCTTCGCACGATCACGAAGGAGTTGGAGCGCTTCAAGGAGTTCGATTGGTCAGCGTACCAGCAGGCTCGCTTGAGCGACCCCTTGGCGGCGGATGAGGCGTGGAACTACGCCCAGCATCTGCGCGGCCAGAAAGCCAACCTGGAGGCTGCCATCCAGGACCACGAAGGAAAGCGTACTGCCGAGGCGCAGCAAGAAATTGCCAAGCGCATGCAGGAAACGTCCGACTACGTGAAAGCCAATCTCAAGGGCTGGACGCCTGAAACCGACAAGCAGGTGATCGACTTTGCGCTCTCCAAGGGTGTGACCAGAGAGCAGATGCAGAGCCTGATGAATCCGCTGATGTACGAGATGATCTATCTCGCCCGGATCGGCCAACAGACCCTTTCCAAGCCAGCCCCCGCAGCCAAGCAGACGGCGAAACCGGCACCCTTGCAGGTTGTCGGCGGTCGCTCGACGCCGGCCGCCCGCAAGTCCCTCGGTGAAATGTCGATGGAAGAATACGCGGCGGCACGAAAGGCGGGCAGGGGCAACTAACCCCAACCACAGATTGAACGTCGGATGACGTCCAGTCCCAGCGCGGCTGCGGCCGCCCGATGGAGCCTATCATGGCAAACACTACCCTGACTGCGGACATCATCGCCAAGGAAGCGGTGATGATCCTCGACAACGAACTCGTCATGGCCAAGAAGGTATTTCGCGGCTACGAGAACGAGTTCGACAAGAAGATCAACGGCTACACCGTGGGCGAAACGATCTCGATCCGCAAGCCGACTGACTTCACCGTCCGCACCAATGCCACCATGGCGGTGCAGGACGTGACGGAAGGCAAGACCAGCCTCAAAGTCGATCAGCGTCGTGGCGTCGATTTCGAGTTCACGTCGCAGGACCTGACCCTCAAGATCGGTGAACTGTCCGAACGCGTCATCAAGCCGGCCATGGTCCAGCTTGCCAACTCGGTCGACACCTATCTGACCGGCCTCTATGCCGATGTGCCCAATTGGGTCGGCACGCCTGGCCAGGTCATCAACTCCTTCTCGGACTTCTATGCCGGCAAGGAGCGCCTGATGGAAATGGCGGTCCCGACCGACAGCCTGTCTTCTGTCCTGTCACCTGCGGACGAGGCTGGCATGCTCGGCTCTCAGACCTCCCTCTACATTCAGGCAGCGGCCAAGGACGCCTATCGGTCCGGTAGCCTTGGCATGATCGGCGGCGTCGATACCAACATGTCGCAGAACATCCGCACGCATACCGTGGGCGTTGCCACCGGTACGCCTCTGGTGAACGGCGCCAATCAGACCTCGGCCTACGCCGATGTCAAGGACACGAACACTCAGACGCTGAATACCGATGGCTGGACCAACTCCACCACCGGCATTCTGAAAAAGGGTGACGTGTTCACCATTGCCGGCGTCTACGCCGTCAACCCGGTGACGAAGGCGGTGCTGCCGTTCCTCAAGCAGTTCACCGTGACTGCCGATGCGGACTCCGGGGCGTCGACGGGGCCTGCCGCGCTGACGATCAGGCCGGCCATCATCACCAGCGGAGCGTTCCAGAACGCATCCGCTGCGCCGGCAGACAACGCGGCGATCACCGTCATGGGTACGGGCGGCGCGAACTACCGCCAGAACCTGATGTTCCATCGCAATGCGTTCGCGCTGGCGATGGTGCCTCTGGTTTCGCCTCCCGGCGCGGTGGACGTGTCGCGGCAGTCCTACAAGGGCACCAGCGTGCGCATCATCCCGGTGTACGACGGCACGAACGACAAGTCGGCCTGGCGCTGCGATATCCTGTTCGGTGCCAAGACCATCGATCCTCGCCTCGCTATCCGTCATTCGGGCGCGGCGTAACAACGATAAGGGGGCTGGCTTCGGCTGGCCCCTTTCATTTTGCGCGAGGGTGAGACATGGCGATCACCAACTACACCGAGTTGCAGCAGGCCGTATCCGACTGGATGGCCCGCGCTGACGTGCTCGGCAACGCGACGGATTTCATCTCCCTGGCTGAGGCGTGGCTAAACCGCGAACTCAACCCGGTTGAGGTTGACGCATCCCTAACCGGTGTTCTCGGCTCCCGAGCCATCGATATTTCGTCGCTGGCCATGGTCGAGCCGATTGCGCTCTATCTCAAGGATACGGGCGGCGAATTGCGGCTTTTGCCGAGGGCGGAGGGCACGTTTCCGCATCTCGACAGCATCGGCAAACCAGCCATTTGGACTATTGACGGCGACAGCATCGGTTTCAACCGCCCGTGCGATCAGGCCTACGATTTTCGCTTTCGCTACAAGCAGAAATTCACCCTTTCCGATAGCGCCGCGACGAACTGGCTGCTTTCCGAGCATCCCGACGTGTATCTCGCGGCCTCACTCATGTGGGGCGGCGTATTCACGCAGGATGGCAACTATGCCGCATCGTTCAAGGCCGTGCTGGACGATACGATCCCATCCATTCGCAGCGCCATCGCACAGAAAAAGCGTGGCGAGTTGATGGTTGATCCTGCCTTGTCATCGATCAGCCAGCGCCGCCATGGGTGGGATTTCGCGTGATCCAGTTCGCCCCATTCGAGCCGGATCGCACCAAATACGCGCTCGATGCTTCGACATCATTGGTCAACGCTATTCCGGTCAAGGATGGCTGGGGGCCGCTGCCTGATCTCGTACCCTTGTCGCAAGCCCTGCCGTCCGGGGCCATGGGCGGATGGTCGGTCAGAAAGCAGGATGGCACGTATCGGACCTTCGCCGCGACCGCGACGGCGATCTATGAACTGAGCGGGACGGACTATTCATGGGGAGACGTGTCAGGGCCTTCGGCTCCATACGCATGTCCAGCCGGCGACCGCTGGAGCGCGACCAAATATGGCCAGTTGCTCATTGTCTGCAATCTCGGCGGGCCGATCCAGTACATCGACATCGACACGGGAACGGCCTTTGCCGATCTGCCAGGCTCCCCGCCTGTAGCGCGCTATCTTGCGACCGTGGGCGAATATCTGGCCCTCGGGTATCTCAGCGGGCATCCGAACCGCTTCATGCTGTCCGGGATTGGTGACGCCAGTTTCTGGACCCTCGGCCAACGCGGTTGCGACTTGCAGGACTTCGCGGACGGCGAGGAAATCATGAACATCCAGGGCGGCGAGCGGGGCGCAATCCTGTCGCATCGGACCGCCTTTACCGAAGTGGCTCTTACGTCTGGCGGGGATTACTCATTCACGACACGGGTTATCAACCCGTCACGGGGCGTGGTCGCCCCTCTCTCGGTTGTTCCAATCGGGCCGGGCGTGTTCTGCTACCTCGCGCAGGACGGCTTCTTCATGAACGTGGAGGGGACGCCAATCGGCGCGGAGCGCGTCGATATGTGGTTTCAGGACCTGATCGACAGCCAGTATATCCGGGAGGTTCGGGGCTTCCCCGATCCATTCCGCAAAATCGCATGGTGGCAGTTCCAGGACGCGACGGGGAGAAAGTATCTCCTTGGCTATCACTGGCAGTTGGACCGCTGGTGCCTCGCGGACAGCAATGTGTCGGAAATGGGGGTTATCGCCACTCCCGGCATCACGTGGGACGGCATGGATGCGCTGTTTCCGGATTGGGACAGCGCCGACGTTCCATGGGATAGCGCGATCCTGTCGGGCGGCGCGCAGCGGTTCGCGGCATTCGATACCAGCAATCGTCTCGGCTTCTTCACGGGCCTTCCGAGGGCCGCAAGGCTGGTCACGGCTGACGTGGAACTCAATCCCGGCGCTCGATCCTTTCTGCAACAGGCGAGGGTCTACACGGATTCTCCGGCCTTCACGCTGCGGGTGGTCACTTCCGACCGGCATGGAGGGCCAAGGACGACCGGCAGCGCCGTTTCGCCATATGGGACAACCGGGATTTGCCATTTCCGATCTTCGGGCCTGCTCCATGCCTTCCAGATGGATATCCCGGCCGGGACCGATTGGGATCACGTCATGGGCCTTGAGGCCGTAGCACGCCGGGAGGGCCAGCGATGAGCATTGTCGTTCCCGTCGCCGGCAATATCCAGCAACCGGCATCGCTCAAGCTTCCTGACACGGCCATAAATGACGTGCTGGCACTGTCCGTGGACACGACGGGCGGCATCACCACGGTTGTGGGGCTTATCATTGTCAACCAGGACACGGCCGCGCAATTGGTGACTGTGTGGTGGAACGACGGCGTTGCCGATCATGCCATTTTCGAGCGATCGGTTCCGGCCAACGATACGGTGACGGTCGCGCTCGATGCGCCAATCGTCCTTTATACCAAGGCGGCAGCCAAGAAGATCAGGGCGCAGGCCGCAAAGGCTGGTGTGGTCACTGTGACAGCGCTCTACACCCTGGCAAGTCAGAGGGCGCAGGCATGAGGGTTACTCTCGTCCCGGTGCATCTTGTCGACCCTATATGGCCCAGCGTCACGAAAGGCTTTCAGCGGGCGTCGGCGCGGTTTGGCGGCGACCTGACCGTTGGCGAACTGTGGCAACTGTGCCGATCCGGCTACGCCTTTCTGTTCGTGGTGCATGACGACAGGGAAATCGTCGCGGCAACCGCATGGCGGCCCGAGCAATGGGGCAGCGGCCCGAAATTCCGATGCCTGGCACTCTATGGCAAAGGCATGTCCGACTGGATGCCCGATCTCCACGAAAAGGTGAGGCAGACGGCAATCCAGTGCGGGGCGGCGTCTCTCATGTCGGACGGGCGCGTCGGTTGGAAGAAGGTTTTCCCGGGGGCCAGGGTGCTCAGGGCGGTTTACGAGGAGCCTATCGATGGGCGGTAGCAGCGGCACCACGACGACAACCAGCAATCAGCCCTACAAGGCTTCCGAACCGCTTCTTAAGCAGGGCATGGGCGATGCGCTCAGCCTGTACAAGAACGGTGCGCTGGTCCAGCCAAACACGATGAGCACGGTCGTGCCCTACGCCCAGCAGACCACCGAAGGCATGGGCGCGTTGCAGAACATCGCGCAGAACAACATGGGCGGGCAGGGCCTCTCCGGGCAGTTGCAAGGCATCATCAATGGCGGCGGCTATAATCAGGACCAGCAGACGGCTTTGGAAGGCATCCGAAACACAGCGACGGGCGCTTTCGACATCAACGCCGATCCCGGCTTTCAGCAGGTGCTCGACAAGACGCAGAACATGGTCAACCAGAATGCGGCCGGCCTTGGCCGGTATGGTTCGGGCACGCATACCGGCGTCATGACACAGGAGCTGGGCGACCTCGGTGCCAGGCAGTTTCAGGACTGGCAGAACCGCAGGGATGCGGCGCAAACGCAGCTGTTCAATGCCGGCCAGCAGGCGCAGGGCAACATGTCGTCGGCCTACGACAGTATGAAGGCTCCCATCACCGACCTGATGGGCGTCGGCAGCATGAACGAGGATCTGTATGGCCGCGCCCTGAACGATCAGTTGCGCATTGCCAACGAACAGGCAAACGCACCGCTCAGTAATATCCTCGCTCTCAACAGCGTGGCTGGGGGCGCTGGCAGTTTCGGGACTCAATCACAAAGATCGCAGGGGCCATCCAACACCTTGAGCAATATAGCCGGTGCGGGGCTGGGCGCGATGAGTATGGGCAATTCTGCGTCCAGCAAACCGAAAATCTGAGAGGCACGACATGGGCGGATCATCTGGCGGCGGTGGCAAGAAAACGCCGAAAACCACGATCATGGACAGGCCGACGATCACGGTTCCCGGCTCGATGCCGGGGCAGTTGGACGCGCTCTCGGCCCAACTGGCGGCAGGCTACGGACAGTCGCAGCCCGACATCATGGCGCTGCTCAGCCAGGTCTACCAGCCCATGAAACTGCCGGATTACAGCCAGCCGTTCAAAATCCCGGACGCTCCGAAGAAGTGAGGCAGGCAAATGGCCAATAGTTTCCTCCAAACCCTGCTTTCGCCCGAAGTCGCCATGCCGATGGCGCAGGCGCTCATGGGACAGCAGGGCAACATGGCCAATTTCGGCAATGCGCTGGGTGCATACGGAACGGCACAGGCCCAGCGTGCCGGCCAGAACAAGACGCTGGAGTATTTCCGCCAGAACGCGCCGGAATTTGCCGCCATGGTGGAGTCCGGTATGCCGATGGATCAGGCGTGGCAGACCTATGCCAAGCAGCGATTCGCACAGCAGGCCGATCCGTACCTGTCGGTCGGCGGCAAGATTTTCAACAAGCAGGACCAGTCGTGGATTTCGCCTCCATCTGATCCGAATGCAGCGCCTGAAACGGGCCTCGTCCCTCAGATGATGAAGGATGAACAAGGAAATACGATTTTCGTGCAGCCTACGAAGGATGGTCGGTTGGTGCGTTCTCAGGTGCCGGAAGGTTTCCAGCCGTACGATCCCTATGCGAAGGCGTATGAAACCGGGCGCGGGACGACCGAGGGCAAGGGTATAGGGGAGCGCAACCTTGGCCAGCCACAGGCGGAAATGGCGCTTGGTTCGGCTGTGAGCGGGCTTGATCGCCTGGAGAACGTCGCGACCGAGATCAGGAATGATCCGGCGCTCAGTCGCATCACGGGTGTGATGGGCATGATCCCGAACTATCCGGGCAGCGCGGCATCTGGTGTCCAATCAAAGCTCCAGACCTTGAAGTCGCAGGTCAGCTTTACCGTCCTCCAAGCCATGCGTGATGCTTCCAAGACTGGCGGCGCGCTCGGTCAGGTTTCCGACAAGGAAAACGAGCTGCTGCAAAACAATCTCGCTGCCCTAAACCAGGCGCAGTCGGTCGAGGATTTTCAGCGCGAACTCGACAAGATCATTGAGTTCACGCGCGGAGCAAAGCAGCGGTTGCAAGGGGCGTACAATCAGACCTATGGCGGCACTTCAAATGCGCCGCAGGCAATGCCGAGTGGCGCGGCCCCGGCCGGCGGCGTTGTAGATTACCGCGACTATTTCCCCGGAGGGCAGTAAATGCCTCAGGTTCGCATGCCCGATGGCGTGGTCGTCGCTTTCCCCGACGACATGCCGGCCGAACAGATCAAGGGCCTGATCGCCAGCAAGTTTCCGCAGGTTGCGGGCGGCGGCCAGCAGCCATCCGATGCCTACAACCAGGCTGCGTCCGAAATGTCGGGCATCACGCGCAGCATGGATAATGGCGTGGAAGGCAACCCCGTCGCTGATAAGCAGCGCGCTCAGTATGATGCGCTTCCGGCGTGGCAGAAACCGCTTGTGGCTGGCAGTGATATCCTCCAGACATTCGCCAACGGCGCTACCTTCGGCTTCGGGGATAAAGCTGTAGCTGCGGCGCGCGCTCCGTTCACCGACAAGACCTATGCCCAGGAACTGGCGGCGGCTCGTAACCAGACGCAAGCGGCGCGCAATCGAGCCGGCGGGGCTGCGACGACGGCAGAGATTGCCGGCGCGGTTGCCGTCCCTCTCAAGGCGGCGAGCAAGGGTGCTACGCTTGCCGGCAGGTTCGGCACGGCAGGACTGACGGGCGCGAAGGGCCTAGCAGCCAGAACAGCCCTGATGGGCGCGGAAGGTGCTGGCTATGGCGGTTTGACGGCTGCCGGCAACGATCAGGATGTCGGCGCAGGAACGGCCATTGGCGCGGCAGGCGGCGTCCTCGGCAATCTTGCCGGTGAAGCGATCAGCGCAGGCGTCAGCAAGGTTGCCGGGGCATTCAATCCTAAGGTTCCACAGCCTACCGTTGCCGAACTCAAAGCGGCGGGAGGCGCAGCCTTCAATAGGGCCGATAGGGCCGGCGTCGTTTTCAACAAGCAGGCGGTTGGCCAGCTACAGCGGAACATCGTGGACGACCTGACGGGCTTGGCTTTCCATCCGCAGAACGAGCCTGGAGCCGTGGCAGCGTTGAACACGTTGCGCCAGATCAGCAAGGGCAACGTCACGATGAAGGGCCTGCACGCCGTCCGCAAGATGGCGCAGAATGGCTACATCCCCGGCAACAACTCTAACAATGCGGCCATCGGCAAGATTGTCGAGCGCATTGACGAACTCATCAATGCAGCCGATCCGGCGTCTGTTCTCATGTCTACCGGCAACCCCAAAGCGGCGGCAGCGGCTTTCAACGAAGGGAAAAAACACTGGCATCGCGCCATGAAGCTGGAGACGGTCGAAAAGGCCATCACTCGCGGCGCGCAGAACGCGGATGCGCAGGTCAGTGGCGATGTTGGTCGCACTACCATGGGTCAGTTGAAAAAGGTGCTCCAAAGCGAAGCCAAGACGCGGGGATTTTCACCGGCTGAGTTGAAGGCCCTCGGTAAAGCGTCGGGGTATTCAACTGGCCAGCGCGTAGCCCATGCAGTAGGCGGGTTGATGCCGCGCGGACGGTTGCTTTCCAGTATCCACGGAGCGCTTGCTCTCGGCACGGGCGGCGCTTCCATTCCTATGCAGGCAGCCGGCGCGGCTGTTGGGTATGGCGCTCAGAAAACCGCAGAAATGATCGCGAGGAAGTCAGTCTCCGAATTGACCAGCCTCATCGCGAATGGCGGCGTTCCGCCGGCGGTGATGAAGAACGCGGTTCAGCTTCTTTCCGAGGCGAAACGCCAAGGGCTTGCGCGTGCTCTCAATGCTATCGCCGTCAACCGAGGGAATGCCTGGTATAATCAGCCAAGCCATCAGGAACAGCCACAGTAGAACAAATGGGACGTTCCATAGGTCGAACTTCTCACCAGGGTACATTCGGAAATAGGTCATGCTGGCGAAGGAAATAGCCAGCATCAGCATAAGGGTGATCCGGCCCGACCAAATTGCGACAAGCAGTGGTCGGCGGAATTCTCCGGGATCGTGTTCGATGGTGGGCGGCTTGGTCATTTAATCCCACACCCGTCGTTGTCACAGCGTGTAGTGTAAAACTGCTGCAAATCCTGTGATTGGTAGGTGCAGGAGATGAGATACCCGTCCTGCTTGACGCTATCTACCAATTCCCACCCGTTTCCGTCTTGGCCCTCGCATATGACGAAGTAGTGTTTCGGCTTGTTGTCACACCCGCTCAAGGCGGTCAACGCCAATAGCGATGCTGCTACTGCCAACTTCATTTGCAGGGTGCCCATTCCTGTTCAGCCGTGCCGAAGCAGTAGCCGTTCGCCTTCAACTCTTTCTCCAACTTCGCCCGCTCGGCACACGCCGCGTCGTTATCCTTCTTTGAAAGGTCTGTCCCATCCGGGGTCTGCCCCAACCGGCAGAGTTCGTGAACGGAATACCATTCCGCAGCCGTAACAGGGCCGCTGAAAGCGAAAGCCGTGGCCGGTGCGAGAAGTAGAGCGAAAATCGCCAAGAAACGCATGAAAGCCCCCTAACGGCTCAATAGTAGTCATGACCTCGAAGGTTGACAATGAACGCTATGCAATATTCCGGCGTTGTCGGTGCCGGGAAGGGCTGGACGACGGTCAGGACGCCGGACGGCGGCACCTATACCGTTAGCGGCACGCGCTCGACCCGCAACAATAACCCTGGCAACATCGAGTATGGGAATTTCGCCCGCGCACAGGGTGCTATCGGGACAGATGGCCGTTTTGCTGTTTTCCCGAGCCGTGAAGTTGGCTTCAAGGCGATGCAAAGCCTCGTGTTCGGCGGAAAGTATGCCGACCTGTCGCTGCGCCAAGCCATAGAGCGATACGCCCCGGCGTTCGAGAACAACCCTGCCGCGTATGCCGCTGCCGTCGCGAAAAAGGCCGGTGTGGCGCTCACAACCAAAATGAAGGATATCCCCGAGGAAGTTCGATCCTTGGTCGCGCAGGCAATGGCCGGCGTGGAGGGCCTTGGCAAGGCCGTCGTCACCGATATGGCGGGGAATATCGTCGGGCGCATCAACCCCGGTCAGGCCGTCGCCTCTCTCCCCGACGCCATGCAGGCCCCGCCGTCGAAGTATAGTGAAATCCCATCCGTTCCGGTAGCGCCTACGCCGCAGAGCATCCAGACAGCCATGCGGCTGGCGAACATCGATAACGCGCCATATGCGGCCCCGCTCGGGCCGGCTATCGGTCGCGCGCCGCTGGGCAACATTCCATCTGTTCCATCCCGCCCGGTTTCACCGACGCCGCCCACCGCGCTGGCATCTTTGACCGCTCCAACGCCTTCCCCTTCGTTCGGGCTTGGGCTGGTCACGCCCGCTGCGGCATCCACTCTGTCCCCGCAGGATATGCGCGCCGCCGTCAATCTAGGCGCACTTCCCGCTGGGGGCACGATCCCCGGCGCAACAACCCCGTTGGGGCAGCCGCCGTCTTTCTCGTCGCCCATGATGATGGCAGCGGCCCCGACAGCACCCACGCAGACGTTTTCGCCGCCTTCGGTCCCGGCCATGCCGTCGCGCCCGGTAACGCCTACGCCGCCGGCTGCGCTGGCGGCAATGAATGCACCTGCCGTTCCGTCATCGTTGATGGCCCCTGATGCGCTTGGCCCGTTGGCGTCCCTGTCCCCGCCCGATGCGGTCCAGCCGACGTTCGCACCAGCAGTGCCGGAAGCAATCGCGCCGGCCGTTCCGTCTGTCCCGGCTGCTGTCAGTCCGCCCGGCGCTCGGCAATCGGCCCCATCCGCACGCCCGTCTGTTCCTGCTATGGCGAGTGCTGCCGATGTCTATGGCGGCAAGGCGAATATCGGCATGGCCACGGATGGCAATATCGTCAGCCGTGACGCGCTCGGGCGCATGAGCGTGACCAACAAATTCGGCGCGACCACCACGACGCTTCCGGGCGGCTGGGCGAGTGTGTCTTATGGTGGAGTTCCGTCCGCTCCGTCTGCACCACCTTCGGCTCCGAGCATTGCAGGCCCGTTGGGCGGGAATATCCCCTCGGTGCCCAGCACTGGTCTATTCGGCATCTCTCCGGCCAAGACGGAAACCGGCAATCTCGCAAGAGGGATTACCGGGGCCATGGCTGGAAGCGCCCTTGGCTCGCTCGTTGGGCCTATCGGCTCGTTGATTGGGGCGGCGCTCGGCAAGTCCATCGCTCAGGGCAAGAACCCGCTGGATGCCTTCACCCAGCAGAGGACGCCGGGCCTGAGCATGAACAGTTTCCCGACTGCCCCGAGCATGGCCGGAGCGCTTGGCGGAACGCAATCCAATCGCTCCATGGAAGGCATGAGAGGCATTTCGCCCGGTGCTGCGGCTGCAATCGGCCGCGGCCAAGGCGGCTTGTATTAAGGAAGGAACACGATGGCCGGCATCCTCGAATATTCAACGACCGCCGCGTCCAATACGACGCTCAACGGTATCGGCATCGCCGGGTCGAACTCGGTCAAGAACGGTGATGACGCGCTGCGCCAGTTGATGGCCGACGCGGCGTCTGCCGTTACCCAAGTCATCGACAAGAGCGCCAACTACACCGCTGTGAAGGCTGACTATCGGCAGATGATCCGGGCAACGGCCACGATGACGCTTAACCTGACGGTTGCCGCCACGCTCACGGCAGGCTGGTGCCTTTGGGTCAAGGCTGATGGTGGGGCGGTTACTGTCGACCCAGCCGGCACGGAGAAGATAAACGGAGCGAACACGCTCACGCTTGTTGATGGGAGTGCGGCCTTTATCGTGTGCACCGGGACGGCGTTCCAGGCGATCATCTTCAACGCTGCCGCTACCCTTGGCGATGCGGCTTATCTCAACGTGGGGACCACGGCTGGCACGGTAGCGGCTGGCGATGACAGCCGTATCGTCGGGGCAGTCCAGAAGGATGGTTCGACCGGGCTAAAGGGATACACCGCCGCCGCTGCTGCTGACGACGGCAATATCGCTGGCACGACCTATGAGCCGAGCCCGCTTACCCTGAACTGGCGCAAGGTTACCAATAACGGTGCAGGCACCTTCAAGGCTCCGACAACGGCCGGCTGCTACAGCATGACGGTGCGCATCATCAACACGGCGTCGGCCGGCGCTGTCACCTTCACTGGCTTCACTGCCGGGTTTCCAAAGGGCGATGCTCTGACCCTGAGCGCTACGGGCGTTTTCGACGTGTTCATCCAGAAGATGGACAACCAATGCACGGCCAACATCGAGCAGGTGCTCGCATGACGCAGGGCATCTTCATGCCGAACTACCGGCCGTTCATTCGCCGGGACATCTACACCACGGATTTCCGCGAATACACGCTTGGCGTGCAGCCGGGCGACTGGACGAGCCGATATGCCACCACAGGATTTACCGCTACGGTGGAGACGGTGCCGGGATCGCTGTCCGGCCAAGCGTTGCGATGGACTAAGACTGCCGTCACACGACAGTTTCTGTCGTGGGATCGGGTGCCGCTTGCCGCCAACGTCGAAATCCTGTGCCGCTACCGGGCTATAGAGACGTGGGCTAACGGCGAAGCCTTTGCCTGGCTAATGGCGCGCGCCAGCGGCGGCGCTGGCACGGAAACCGGTTATCTGAACCGGACTTATGGCCAGACCTCCAGCACTCGATGGGCCGTCGATTTCGGGATGTACAACGCTGGTACGTCCTCTAACCTCGGCAACAACCAGTTCGGCCCGTCGCCAAACTACGTCGTTAACGAGTGGGCGTGGTCGCGCTTCAACGTCTCGGGGACGACGCTTCGCCGCAAGGCGTGGCATTCGGCCGCCGCCGAACCGGCGACTTGGGCAGAAACCATCACCAACAGCACCATTACTGCCGCAGGCTGGACCGGCCTGTTCAACCCGCTGGCCAACCCTGACGTAGAAATCGATTTCTTCGGCGTTGGCCTCAACGGCCAGACCGTCCCGCTACCTGCGTAGGAGGCACCATGCTCGCGCTCATCAACAACCAGGATGGAATTCTCTCCGTCGTGTCCGAAGGTGTCTGGCTGGACCTCCCGAACGGCGACAGGCTCTCGGCAACGGATGGCTGGTCAAACGGCACCTATCGCCTCGCGGAAATCCAGCAGGCCGAGCCGGTGCCCGATGGTAAGCAAGTCGCATCAACCTCCGTCGATCTGGTAGCCGGCGAGCCGCGCTATGTGCATGTTCTGGAAGACGCGGTACCGGTGCGCCTCTCGGTCCTCAAATCGACCGTCCAGCAGCGCATCATCGACGCCGGCAAGATGGCCGACGCCTACGCGGCCCTGACGGCTAATCCGGTCTATTTCGCGCGTTGGTTCGCGCCTGACCATCCCGTCGTTTACTGCGACGATCCCGATGCGGTTGGGCTGGTAACGGCCTTGGGGCTTGATCCAGAAATCATTCTCGCCGCTGCGGCTCTTTAAGGAAATCCATCATGCAAGGTTTCGGTCTAGGCCTTGGCCTGTCACAGAGAGGGCGGGGCGGGCGATACAGCCCCTCCATCCTCTTTGCCAACGGAGAGCAAGGCGGCTGGTACGATCCAAGCGACCTAACAACGCTGTTTCAGGATGCGGCAGGGACTACGCCTGTAACGGCGGATGGACAGCCAGTCGGCCTTGCGCTCGACAAGTCGAAGTGGGGCGGCAAGACGCTGGCGCAGGTGATCGCGGGGCAGCCGGAGCTTATTTCCAATGGCGAGCTAACGGCGAACACAAACGGTTGGACTGCTGTTAACTCCC